ACTTTATAGTCGAAGAAAAAACAAAAGAACTAAGGGCTAGCCAGCAGAAAATCATTGAAAAAGAAATTGAGACCCTGAGGAAGGTTACGCTTGAGCGTATTCGTAGCGCTCAGGCTGTATCTAGGGAAACGGAACTGCTAAAACTGCGCAACGAAGCGGCGCAGCTACGCAGTCCCTTGGGGCAAGAGCGACTGGTTGAACTTATGCAAACTCCTGGTTATACACCGGAGCAAGCTCAACAGCAATTTGCTCTTGAGGAGCAAAATAAGCGCCTTCAAGTGATGCGTCAGGGTGCGAGTGATTTGGCTGGTACGATCAATTCCAGTATTGGCGATGCGTTGATAAATATTGCCACTGATTTTCAAAATCTGCAGCAACACGGCATGACGTTCCTTGAGACGCTTGCTAATGGCTTCAAGCAACTTGCTAATACAATCATTCAAGAGATGACGAGGGCAATGATTAGCAAGGCCGTTTCGCAGTTGTTTGGATTCCTGATGCCTTCAATTGGTAGCTTTGCTGGAGGAACAACTGTTGGTGGATCTGTTGCAATGCCTTCAAGTGTTGGCATAGGAGCAGGTGGCGGCATCCTTCAGAACGCTGGAGGTCAGGGGTTCGGAACTTTTGGTCCCAACTTCGGCATCCGTCAATTCGCGACCGGAGGCATTGTTACCGGTCCAACGCTGGGCCTCGTGGGAGAGGGCAGATTTAATGAGGCAGTCGTTCCCATGCCCAATGGCAAGAGCATTCCAGTTGACCTTGGCCAAGGTGCTGGTAACAACATTTCCACTAACATTGTTGTCAATATGAACAATGGCCAGGCATCGTCTCAAGCGAGCGGACGCGGCGGTCAGGCGCTGGGTCGCGAGATTGAAGGCGCTGTTCGCAGTGTCATCCTCAAAGAAACCCGCCCTGGCGGCCTCATTTATAGCGGACGCTGATCACCATGGCACAGCCCACTTTCACTCTTCAAGTTGAATATGGCTTAACGGCTCGTCGAGGCACCCGCGTTAGGCGTGTGCAATTCGGTGATGGATATGAGCAAGTGGTGCCAGATGGTGCCAACACTGATATTCGCCGTTATGACATCAGAACCATTCCTATTACGGACGCCCAGGCAAATGCGTTGGACAATGATCTATCTGCCCTTTCTGGAGATTTCTTTTATTCGCGTTTTTACCAGGATGATGCAGTCTATAAATACAGACTGGATCCAAATGAATGGTCATGGGAATCATTGGGACCGAATGTAAACGTAATATCGTTTTCATGCAAGCGCGTTTATGACTCCAGGAGCTGAAGATGCCAATTAAGCAAGATGTATCGCAGACATGGCACGACGCCATTATCGAGCTATTTGAGCTTGATCTAAAGCCTATTACTGGTAACGCAAGCGATAAGTATTATTTCACGGCAAATTTAATGCCAAATAATACAAAAATCTCGTGGAAGGGAGTGGTGTATGAGCCGCTGCCTATTGAGGCAAGCGGCTTTGAGCGAACAACGAAAGGACAAATTCCAACGCCTGAACTGACAGTGGCCAATGTGCTTGGCACACTGGCCTCCGTGGTCAACACTCTTGGGGATTTGGTGGGCGCGAAGGTTACACGCCGTCGCACATTGATGAAATATCTTGATGGGGGAAGTACGCCGGACCCCACGCAAGAATTTCCGAGCGATGTTTTCTACATAGAGCGCAAAGTTGCTGAAAATAGCATCACCATTACATGGCAACTTGCCAGCAAGGTTGACCTGGAAGGGCTTCAGTTGCCGAAGCGGATTATTACGCAGAACTATTGCTTATGGAAATATCGCGGGACAGAGTGCGGCTACTCTGGGCCGGCAATTGCAAATGAATATGATCAGCCAATAACCGTTAGCGGCGCCACTTCTGCAGCAGGGCAAGCCTATTTAAATGCATATACAGCCTTTGATGCTGCGCGTAGCAATTTAGCCACAGCGGAAACAAAGAAGAATAATTTACTTGGGCAAAAAGAAGCAGCCTGTGATCCAGACGCTGCTGATGTAGAAAACACCCTATTTGTATTCAAGAAAGATCCAACCAGGGATTACACTTTTGTCATTCAAGATGGAGACGGAAACACCATTGTTGCCTTATGGGAAGGTGCTGGTGTTCAAGTGAGTGGCGACAAACCGCTGTATCGCCCCGATTTGAAACAACGAACAAATCGCGGCCCTGGTGATGGGAAAAATGGCACTGGACCGGCTTACAAGGTAGTGCAATGGGTGCAAACGACGGGAGGGGGTTTGACAAGGGTGGATTTAGGATTCAGTTCAAGCACTTTTGCTCTTAAAGGATCTGATGGCAATCCGATATTGATTGTCAATGGCTCAAGTGTTCCCGTTAGAGCCAATCCATTTGTGGCCGGATATGACATTGGAGATTATGCCAGCGCAGGATTTTCGCCAATGCGAAGCATTGCAAAACTGAACTACGGCACGGCTCAGTGTTCTTCGCTGACAACTCAATACAACAATGCATTGACGGCATACAACACTGCTCTTTCCCAGTTCAATACAGCTCAAGCTGCGCTCAACGCGGCATACGCCGCGCTGCCTGCTGACAACGAAATGAAACAGCGAGATAAGTGCGGCAAGCGGCTCCAGAGCTGCCGTCTTCGCTTTGGTCTTACTGGAGCACTACCATTTGGGGCATTTCCTGGGGCAAACCTCACGCGATGATCAGTCTTTCGTTGAGGCAAGCAATTGCAGGAGAAGCCCAAAAGGCTTCTCCTCAGGAATGCTGTGGCTTTGTTGTAAACGGAGAAGTGGTGCCATGTTTAAACGTATCGCCATTGCCGCTTGAGCAGTTCACCATCGCTGCAGAGGATTACGTGAGAGCCTCTGCATTGGGCGAGATTGAGGCTGTCTACCATTCTCATGTTGAAGGAGTGCGAGGCTTTTCGCTGCCGGATATTGCGGCTTGCAAGCAGAGCAATTTACCGTGGATTGTTTTTCACGAACGCTCTGGTGATTTCTTTTATGCTGATCCAACTGGCAGCGCCCCTTATGAGGGGCGCCAGTGGGTGTACGGCATTCATGATTGCTATGCAATTTTACGCGATTTCTATAAACGAGAGTTTTGCATTGAGCTAGATGATTTTGACCGTGGAGAAGAGGAAGAATGGGAAAGCAAATCGTGGACAATGTTTGTTGATAATTATTCTCAACAAGGCTTTTATGAGATCGAGCGGCCAGAGCGCAAAGGCGATTTTCTTTTAATGCAGATTGGAGCGCCATCGCCAAATCACGCGGGCGTACTCACTGGTGAAGACAATTGCTTCTATCACCATTTAATGGGAAGGCTATCGGAGAAAAGTGTTTACGGGGGATATTGGGCTAAAGTAACAGCTAAGGTGCTGCGACATAAGGACGTAAGAGCATGAAGCGGCGAATGGTTCAAGTGAAGCTCCTTGGAGAGCTGGGCCGTCGTTTCGGGCGTTCGTATAGCTTGATGGTTCTCAATCCTCGCGACGTGATTTCGGCGTTGGCCAATCAGCTCGACGGGTTCAAAGAATACATGTGCAATGCTCACGAAAACAATGTGGGGTTCAAGCTAGTAAAAGATGATCCAGATGGTATGGATTATGACGGAGTGATGATGAGCTGCGACAGGCTTGTCATTGCCCCAATCATTGCTGGCTCTGGCGGTAACGCCGGTCGAATTCTCCTTGGTGCTGCACTTATTGGCTTGGCATTTATTCCCGGTGTTGGCGCCTTCGCCGCCGGCTCGGCGCAAGTTCTTGCTGGCACCGCAACAGCGGGAGCTTTAACGTCTGTCGGAACCGTGTTGTTTGGTCTCGGCGCCAGCTTGGTACTAACTGGTCTTGCCGGCCTTCTCACTCCTCCCGTGAAAACGCCAGGCTCAGATTCCAAAAAGAAGGATAGTTTCATGTTTGATAGAGCCGTCGAGCTTACCACTCAGGGCTATCCCATTCCATTGCTATATGGCCGCTACTTAGCTGTCTCACCATTGACAATTTCGTCTGCGATCAGCACGGAGACCATTCCTGTTTGACAATGGAAGAAACCCTTACAGGCGACGTTCAGCATTGGTCTATTAGCGGCGCCGGTGGCGGCAAAGACGGAGGCCAAGCACCAACAGAAGATCCCGATTCGCTGCGCAGCAAAGCTAAGGCAAGTGTGTTATCTTTATTTTGCGAGGGGGAGATTCAAGGGTTTCCTAGTGATTTTGATGCTACAGAAAGAAGCAAGCGCATTTTCTTGAATGAAACAGCGCTGGTAGGGCAAGATGGCAAAAAGAATTTTGAAGATATTGATATTGTTTTCACAACTGGGACGCAAGGGCAATCTTCTCTTGCTGGCTTCAATGAAATCAGGGCCGAGCAAAGCATTGGCACGAAAGTAACTAAAGATGTAGGCGTTGTTTCGGCGACAACGACAAGCGCTGAGTTTGATCGCCTGAATGTGCGAATGGGGGTTGCCTCACTTTTTAAGGCGGAAGAAGACGGAGACGTAAAAGGAAGCGAGGTGGAATTTAATATTAAAATTATCGATTCTTTGGGCGTTGAGATTGTTGACAAAGATCAAAAAATCAAGGGAAAATCTCGCGGTCCCTATGACATTGAATACAATTTCAACCTTTCCGGCACTGGCCCGTGGACGGTAAAGGTTAAAAGACTCACCAAAGATCCCGTTGATCTTAAGACAAACAACGATCTCTATTTCAAGGCGATAGTTGGAATCATTCAGGAGACGTTGCGCTATCCGAACTCTGCCTTGATGGGCTTCAAGGTGTCGGCGCAAGTATTTGATAGCGTTCCCGAAATTTCCGCTGAGTTACTTGGCTTAAAAATTCAAGTGCCGAGCAACTACGACAGCGCCTCAAATACTTATTCTGGAGTTTGGAACGGATCGTTCAAGACAGAATACAATAACAACCCCGTTTGGGTGTTTTATGACCTTTTAACGAACACTCGATATGGATGCGGCGAGTTCATTAAGAAAGAAGATGTAGATATTTATTCTCTTCTTCCCATTGCAAAGTATTGCGATGAAATGGTGCCAGATGGGAAAGGCGGCACTGAAAAGCGCTTCACGTTTAATGCCTACATCAACAACAGAGGTGAGGCATACGAAGTATTGAATAGCCTCGCGGCGGCATTTCGCGGGATGATTTATTACTCGCAAGGGTTGATTGTTGCAACGCAAGATCGCCCAACTTCAGTCGTGAAGCAATTTTCTCCCGCCAATGTAATCGTTGAAGTGAATGATAATGGCAGTCTCACTAAGCCAGCGTTTGTCTACGAGGGCACCGGGCTAAAAGCCAGAAAAACGGTTGCACTTGTTTCTTGGAATGATAAAAACGATAAATACAGGGGAAAGATTGAATATGTAGAAGATCGTGCCGCCATGGATCGCTATGGCTATCAAGAGCTAGAAGTGAGAGCGCTTGGTTGCACTTCTCAGGGGCAAGCCCAGCGCGTTGGGCGCTGGGCGCTGCTCACCAATCTGAATGAAACAGAAACTGTCACGTTCAAGGTGACAGCGGAAGGTTTCTTTTTGATGCCAGGCGAAATAATTGAGATTGCAGATCCGTATAAAAGCGTTGGCATTTATGCAGGCATGCTTGCAGCAGCAGGAACCGGCGCTGTTGTCTTGGACAGGCCAGTTGTATTGAGGGCTGGCAAGACATATGAAATCATCATCCGCACTGGAGACGGGATTGATCTTATTTCTACGGTTACCAGCAGTCCCGGCTCGGTGGACAACATCACCTTCGCCCCATCGTTCAATCAAGCGCCATCACTGCCTGCAGCATGGATCATCAGAGAGAAGGGGGCTCAGCCAAGGAAATATCGAGTGATTGGCTTGAATGAAGACGATGGCGTAGTTACGGTATTGGCAACCGCCTACTATGAAAGTAAGTATTCAATTGCCGACAGCTCGACATTGCTATCACCACAAACAACGTCGATTGCTGGTCTTGCGGTCACGCCAGTGGTTAGCGCCGGCAGCATTATCTTGCAAAGCACCTAA